CAAAAGAAGTTGCTGATAATAGGCGAAATTGATAAGCTCAGCCTCTTGACAGAAGCTGCTAGCCAAGGAGTTGATGAACCGTTCCCCATGGCAAACTATTAACCAGCAGCAGTGACAGCCAATATTAAAACAATATTGGTGATATAATCGGTACCTATTTAGGTCCAAACTGTTTCAGCATTGTCTACACCAGTTCCATCTGGTATATAAGCTTAGACAGTATTAGTTCCAAAGTCCCTTAAAGACTGAATTGCAGTCATCATTGACTGCTAAACAGTAGCAGTGATTGAGTTGGCAACTTTGGCTTATATATTCAAAAGATATTCTCCTGGATTCAAAAAGGTAAATATATTATCCTTTAGAGTTATATTTTAACCACATCATATAGTATGTTAGAAACTTGCAAAAGCTGCAACATATATTGATCTATAAGCTTCTTCATCGATGTATTTTTCAAAAAGTTTGTATGATTCTTCAAACTCTTAATCTAATTATTATTCTTATCCATAAATATTGCCAAGTACAAATTTAGTGGTATCTGAGATTTCAAATTCACAATCTACTTCATTGTGTTCTTTTAATTTGATTTGATCCTTTGCTTTCTCTAATAATTTTTATTGCACACCTGATAAAACTTCTCCGTCTTAAACCTTGTTTGCATAATGCATTAAAACTCTCCTATAAAACTAGTCAATGCAAGGGAACAACTTCAAAAGAGTTTTGTTTCCATCAATCTATAACATTATGTATTCTGCTTTTGAAAGATTGTTGTCAAATTCAATTGGACAACTTTGCATTTAACAAATTGCTCTTCCTGGAGTTCTATAAAGTATATGCTACATTTCACCTTAAATTTCAACTGGAACCAAGTAACTTTATAGGAATTTAGACTAATATACTCCTTTTCTTTTGACTACTTTGACACTAAGACCATAATCTTAATACTATTTAATAATCCAATCTTCCTATATATCTTGATTTGACATGAATAAGTTGTCGTCTCCCAACATAAAAGCCCTTGAAGTTTCAATACCTTTGAAAACATGTTTAAAAGTAACAGCATTTATTAAAGTATTACCCATACTAGTGTTTGGATCACCAGATTTCCTTCCATAATCTTAACTAACTTTAAGGGTATATTACTTGCCTCTGAAACACAAGATGGAAGTTTTCTAATCTATGAAAGTTTTTAATATCAAGTCTTATTCAATTTTTGTATACTATTATCCTTACCTAGTTTGGCTCCAAGCTTAGAAGAGAGTTTAATACCATGAAATTTCTAGATCATAGTGCATTTTACCCTAAGAACTGTCAAAACCACTGAAATCTAATTCATAAGCATATGTATATGCACTGCCTGTGTTTAATTTAAACTCTTTTTACATTAAGGCACCAATTTCTCTAGAGTTCATTGAGCTTGAATAGATTACTTCATAACCGTCATATAGAATTTATTTGAATTCCTTATATATATTCTTGATGAAATGTTGTTATAAGAGGGTTATACTATAACTTGATACTCCACTAATGACTCTTGAAGAAAAGTCATCTTAATTACCTCCTATATATTTATATAAGTACTCTAATTTAACAAAACCATCTCTATATATATGTTGTCCTTTTTAGATAGTTCCAAAAACTTTTTCTCTACTATCATTAATTTCATTAAGAGCATTTTGATATCTTATTTTCTTTTATCCTTTATATAAATCTACTATATTTTGTAGACTCAAATCTTATAAATTCTACTTGTTAACCTCTATAATTTTAGAACTACTTTCATAATCTTTAGTTGGGATTATCTTGTCTTAGCACAATCTATTGATAACAGAATTAACTATTGCGGTTCCTGTTTTAGTTTCACCAATTTGTTTCATATTATAATTGGCTAATGGACCTATAATATTGGCGCAAGGTTATGTTTAATCTTAAGGAAAAACTTCTGTGACTTCTTTCTTCAATTCTTCTATCGATAAAAGTCTACCGGCTTTATTACTGTTACAAACTAATTCTAATTTTGTAACTCCACCACCTTATTCTGTAGACCTCTTGAAATTTTAGGTAATATCTGATGAAACTTAATTTTATATTTTCTCTGGTTTAGTGGGTTTAATATAGTCTTCAGTTGTTTTAGTCTATTATACATCTTGTTGTACAATTTTACCAGTTAATCTAGAATATACAGCTTAAAGAAATCCTGCCTATTTATCATTGAACCTTGAATCTAAAGTATTTTTGAAAATACACAAATCTTTCTT